CCATTGTATATTATTTAGGAAATGACAGACCCCCTTTTGAAAGAAGACACTTCTCGTTACGTGATGTTCCCAATTCAAGACGAGGACATCTGGAAGATGTACAAGAAGCAGGTAGATTGTTTTTGGCGCGTTGAGGAAATTGATTTGTCCAAGGATTTAGGTGATTGGGCAAAGCTTACTGAAGACGAACAATATTTTATATCAATGGTTCTAGCATTTTTTGCAGCCAGTGATGGAATTGTTATGGAGAATTTGGCAACCCGATTTATGGCCGATGTCCAGCTCTCTGAAGCCCGAGCTTTCTACGGGTTCCAGATTGCAATGGAAAACATCCATTCCGAAATGTACAGTGTACTTATTGAAACCTACATTAAAGACAAGGCGCAAAAACACAAGTTGTTCAATGCGATTGAGATGTGTTCTTCTATCAAGAAAAAATCGGACTGGGCTAGGCGGTGGATTGGATACGAAGCGAGCAATGATACCTTTCCCACGCGACTTGTTGCGTTTGCCTGTGTGGAAGGCATTTTCTTCAGCAGTAGTTTTGCTGCCATTTACTGGATTAAGAAACGTGGAATCATGCCTGGTTTAACTCTTTCCAATGAGTTTATTAGTAGAGATGAGGCACTACATTCTGAATTTGCAGTTCTTATTTATTCAAAGCTCCACAAGAAATTAGATAAATCTAAGATTGCGGAAATCGTGAGAGAAGCGGTGGAAATTGAAAAGGAATTTATTACGGAATCGTTGCCGTGCCGGTTAATCGGGATGAATGCCAAATTGATGACCCAGTATATTGAGTTTGTGGGGGACCGTCTTTGTTTGCAAGTGGGAATTGATAAGATTTATGGTAGTTCGAACCCTTTTGATTTTATGGAACTCATTAGTTTGGAGAGCAAGTCCAATTTCTTTGAACGCACAGTATCCGAGTATGCGATGGCAAACAAGGAGGTTGCTGAAAACGTGTTTGACCTTGTGTGCGAGTTCTAAGTAGGGCGTAAACTTGTTGACCTACGGTATTCAGAGAAGCTTTGCTTCTCTTACGCCCCTACGACCCCCTCCCTTACTATAAATTGTTTTGATGATACGGATATAAATTGTTTTGATGATTGAAAAAAAATCTTACAAAATTGAAATTTTTATTATGTGCAACACATATAATAAAAAAAATATAAAATGACCGCCAAATACACCGAATCGCAAATCACCGAATTGAGGCAATATGCCGAATTTTATGATTTATCATCAATAAACGAAGCAATTAATTACTGCACCAAATGCCACTTTTGTGGAAAAAAATGCAACATGAGCATTCACATACGCTCTCATACTTATTGCAAAAAGCATTGTGCCGACCTGAGCGAAGATTTTAATTACTGTTGTTTTAGAGGTGAATCGTGCAAAATATGCAATAACTACTCCATCTGTAAGGACAAACTGATAAGTGCTGGATATACAATTGACCAATGCAATAAATCCCTTTCTTCGCAAAAGGAATTTACATACAAACTCAAAAGTAACAATTCTGCTGTAACTTTTGAAACCAAAATCTTGTCAAAAACAATTTCCACTGGAAAACTAGCAACCATTTCACATATTGTCAAATACAAGTCGAGCACATTTATTGCTCAACTCAATTATGATGACAAAGAAAACATTGTGGATGATGACTACATTAATAGCAATGTCTATAACATTTCCATAAAGGATTTGGGTGAAGTGTTAATGTCATACACAGAAATTCATAATAAAGATTTATATTCAAAAGAAGAAATAGAAGAAATAGAACACAGTATTTTAGAAACGAATGACTGGAAACAAAATCTCGACACCTACTATGAAATTTTCGATGGTTGTTCATTGGAACCTAGGAAATATTCAGAAGTTGTAAAATTGTCGTCTCACTAATCCAAATATTTATCAAATAATTTTCTAAAATTTTTTATTGATTTCTCTTGGTCCCCCAATTCCAAATTGAATTCCGTAATGTCCATATTCACCACATTCAAATTTTTCATAATTTTATCAACAATGGGTTTTATGGCTTTTGTATGAACACCGTTTGGTGCAGTGGTGCCAGTGCTTGACATTTCTTCTGGATCTAGTCCATCAACGTCAAACGAAAAATGGACTGGGTCTTTTCCTACAAATTCTTTGATTTTTGCGTAGGTTTGTGAAGGGTTCTCATTGATTTCTTTACACCGAATAAACTTGATTTTCTTCTCTTTCAAAACTAGTTTCTCTCCATTGTCCAAATCGCGGATGCCTAAATAAAGAATGTTTTCAAATTTGAGTTCGGGAACAGTATACAAAAATGGAAACAGGTCATAATCACTGTCTAAACCAGTGAGAAACGAGAGAGGCATTCCATGGTAATTTCCACTGGGTGATGTTTTGCGGGTATTGATGTCGCCATGGGCGTCAAACCAGATGACCTTGAGCGCAGAACCGTGTTTTTCCAATGATGCACCAATGGTTGCAATGGCCATGGAGTGGTCACCGCCAATATTGATGGTTGGTTTTTTGCATTGTACATTTGCGGTAAACAATTTGTGCAGATTTTCAGAAAGCAGTTTGGTTCTTGGTTCTACATTGCTATTTCTGGTTTTTATAAGGGTGCCACGATTACCAAATAATTTGTATAAATATTTGCAGGTGAGGTCGAGACCGGGTTTCTTTTGACCCATTAAACTTGGAAAATATATACGATGCATTATATATTTTACGTGTTATTTTTTTATGTTTTTTACAATTGTTTTGTAGGGAAGTAGGTTTCTTTTTAAGGGAGGGGTCATAGGGGAACCGTAGGTTCCCTTAATTTGGTTTTCAACTTTTCCAAATAAAGAATTGCATCCATATGTTCTTCCTGGGCGTGCTGAATCCATTCCAGAATAGATAAATCGTCGCGGTCCAATGTTGTTCCATATTTTTGCAGTCCGACGTTAGAACGACCTATAAAAGCACCAATAACACTGTTTACAATGGAGTCTGCACAATATGAATTGTTTACAGTCTGTGAATTTTCATCCTGTTGTGAAGATTTATCATCATCCTGTGAAGATTTATCATCATGTTGTGAAGATTTATCATCCAAAGGAGGGGTCATAGGGGAACTACGTTCCCCTAAAATTTGCGGAACAATTGCAATCTTCTGGTCCTGCGACAAATCGCTATATCCTTCCTTCTGATACCCTAAATAATGATTGAACATATACCACTGCGACGACGGCATAATAGTTTTCCACAAAATATCATTCTGGTAAACCCAGTGTTGTTTGGTTGAATACAAGTTCTCTACATTAGATTTGAAAAGGGTGCTGAGTTCCAACATCATTGACCGATTCACTAAATATCCTGCGCCATTGCCCGACGACGAGATTCGTGAAATCAAATGGTTTGTCGGTTCAGAAACAACTGCTGCACAAGTGGTTAGCATTACGACATCCCATGAAATATTTAATTCAAAGAATGCTTTAATATCCGCATGAATTTTTTGTATATCATCGATGAATACAAAGTCGTCTTCCAATATCAAAACATTTTGCAAATCCATGTCGTAGGCCATTTCCAATACATTTGCGTGGCTGAGTAAACAACCTGAATTGGGACAACCATTGTAAGAAGATGCTGGAAACCGGATAATTTTATCATTGGGGAAACCGACGCGGTCAAATTCTTTCAATAAAGCCGACCTCCGGTCGGCGCGGGCATCCATGTTGATATATATGATTTTTTCCATTACTAAGTATTAATTACTAATGGAATGTTTTTAACCTAAAATGATTGTAATTCATTTTACGCGTATTTTGGCAATGCGTCAATATCTATGATATTCAAACTTGTTTCGCTTAAACCGTCGGGGTTCACATATTTCTTAAAAATACCCTGCTTCAACTGCTCACTGGGAACCAGATTGTTCACGGTTCGCGCAATCATTTTATACAATTTGAAATCGGGGTATCTCTCTTGTCCGCTGGGTTTGTAAAGGACACTTTTGCCATGGTCATCGTTACACCAGGAATCCACCAGCTTTTGCAAAGGGGTTTTAACCTCGTCATCTCTGCAAACATAGTCATAGAGAGAACATCCAAGACGGCACAAATCAAAACTGGGATTTGGGTCAATGCGCGGTTTATTCTCGTTGAAGTAAGGCTCGCAATTATACTGGGTCGCCGCATCACCACTTGGTGCAAAACTGTCGCTGCAAAATGTTTTGCCACTAAACCGGTAAATCGCTCTTCCAAAATCAATTAACTTGAAAATGCGACCATTGGTAGGGACTTTATAACAAACCCCGTCAATCTTATAATAGAGAAATTCCTCTTCGGTCTCTACATACATGATATTATTGGTGTGCAAATCATTGTGAGTAAAATCAAACACTTTTTGATAAGTGGCTAAAATCAAAACAACTTGCAAAAGTGCTTCTATAAAAGTATCATCTTTCAGTTTTCTCTGCATGATTAACTCATCCAAAGTGCCTTTGCATTTTTCCTGGAAAATGAGCTGGACCGGGAATTCTTTCAAATAGCTAAACATAGTTTCTTCTTCTTCAAAAATTGATTCATCAGATTCAGATTCAGACTTGGATTCAGATTCAGACTCGGTTTCCCAGTCGTCTTCATCTTCTTCTTCTTCAGTTGTTGCAGATTCGGAGTCACTGCTGCTGTCACTATCACTATCACTATCACTATCATTTATCTCTGGTTTAGACTCGGAAACGTATTCGATAACAGCAGATGAAGAATCATTGACAGTGGATTCATTGACGGTTGATAAATCGTCAATAGCAGATAAATCTTCAACAGCAGATGCAATTATCTCTTCTACCTCCAAATCAATTTCCAAATCTTTGATACTCAGCTTCTTCTTATTGGTTCGGGAACCTTCTCCTGAATATTCGCGCAAAATAATGGAAGCGTCTTCATCCAATGTGAAATGTTTATTGATATTGTTCATAAAAAAAGTGTTATTTGTTAAAAAATCCACATCATCCGCAATATTGTATTTGAAATTTTGCTGCACTGCAAGAGCTGACCCGTAATATTCAACACCATGTATCCAGCCATGTGTATCTTTCATCATGGATGTTAGGTAAGCGAAAAAACCGTCAACATAAGATGAATTGTTCACATCCAGCACTTTGGACAAACATGTTTCAACAGTTGACCCAAGTTTAGGAAGTGTTTTGAAAACGGATTTTTCTAAATCATATTTGCCACGCAAATAGTTGAGGGGGTCCAAAAGTGGAGAGAATTTGACAAAGATGTCTTTTTCCACCAGTTTATCTTCATTGTCGGTTACCGTTTTCAAATCATGGATATGGTATTTGTGGTTTAGTGCAATCCGGTTGTAATTGGTTTCATCCATTTCGAAAAAACGGCTATACACGGGGTTATAATTTTGGATTTCGCTAATATCTAGCATTTCTAAATTATTTTTTTTGGCTTTTTTATAAAAAATACTAAATTTGGACTCCATTTATATTTTACGCTAAAAGATAAATTTAGGTGTATTGAACTAATCAAACCATTATTTATTGAGTCAATCGTTTCAAACCATCATTTTTTATCTTTATTTTACATATATTATTTATTTTTTAAAATGACACTTGAATTAAGAAAATTTGATATGCGTGCAATCACATTTGACCCGAAAGAAAATAAGGGCCCAGTTATCGTGTTGATTGGACGTCGTGACACCGGCAAAACCTTTTTGGTCAAAGATTTACTGTATCATCACCAGGATATTCCTATTGGCACCGTCATTTCCGGCACAGAAGCTGGTAACGGTTTTTACGGAAAACTGGTTCCTAAACTTTTTATCCACGAAGAATACAACACCATTTTGATAGAGAACGTTTTGAGACGACAAAAAGCAGTTATGAAACAGTGCCAGACCGAGATGGAAACATACAAAAAGTGTTCTATTGACCCGCGCACCTTTGTTATTATGGATGATTGTCTCTACGACAACACGTGGACCAAAGATAAGTTGATGAGGTCCTTGTTCATGAACGGAAGACATTGGAAGGTGATGTTGATCATCACGATGCAATACCCATTGGGTATCCCGCCCAATCTCCGCACCAATATTGATTACGTTTTTATTTTGCGAGAGAATTATTTATCCAATAGAAAGAAGATTTGGGAGAACTATGCGTCTATGTTTCCCACGCTGGAATCATTCTGCACCATTATGGACCAGACCACTGAGAATTATGAGTGCATGGTGATATCCAACAACGCCAAATCCAACAAGATTAATGACCAAGTATTCTGGTATAAAGCGGCGGACCGCCCCGATTTCAAATTGGGGTCCAAAGAGTTCTGGGAATTATCGAAGAATTTGGCAGACGATGATGGAGATGAATATGACCCAAATGCAAAGAAAAAGGCGAAGGGGAATAATATTATGGTGAAAAAGACCACAGGCAAATGGTAAAGGAAACCTACGGTTTCCTTTTGAACCTTCCCTTTATTTAAAGGGACGTTCCCCTTTTTTTGCTTCACTTAACCCTCCTTTTTTTTGTTTTATTTTGAATAAAAATATCGCTTATCCAAATTGATAAGCGATATTTTATATATAGCGAAGCTAGGTTACTTTTTGAACCTTCCTTTATACATCACTTCGATGAGACTCACATTAAGGGAAGGGGTCATAGGGCGTAAGAGAAGCTTTGCTTCTCTGAATAACCGTAGGTTTCCCTTAA